CTGAAGGTGATGGGTATTGAGTCCGTCAAGTCTTCTACTCCTGCACCCTGTCGCAGTATGCTCAAGAACGCATTCAAGATTTTGATGACTGGAACTGAAGATGACATGATTAAGTTCATTGATAACAGTCGTGATCAATTCAAAAAGTTGCCACCAGAGCAAGTGTCTTTTCCCCGTTCAGCTTCTGATGTAGTCAAGTATAGATCTAATTCTGATATCTACATCAAAGGAACTCCTATACATATTCGGGGCGCTCTTCTGTTCAATCATTATATCAAAGAGAATAAACTTACCAATAAGTATTCTCTTGTTCAGAACGGCGAGAAGATCAAGTTTTGCTATCTGAAGAAACCAAATATTATTCATGAGAATGTCATCTCATTCATTCAGGAGTTTCCTAAGGAACTCAATCTTGACAAGTATGTTGACTATGACCTACAATTTGAAAAGTCCTTTCTCGAACCACTGAAAGCGATCCTTGACGCAATCGGTTGGAATGTCGAAAAAACTGTAAACCTAGAACTATTTTTCTCTTAATGGACCTGCCTATCAATGATAAAGAACTCGCTACAATTGTGGGTGCTCTTCGACTTGGAGGAGATACTTCTCTTTATCAAAAACTGAAGATTATCAAGGAGATTCGTGAGGAGAACCCTGGTGGCCCTTACAAAAAGATCGCTCGTGAACAATTTGGATTTGTAATTTAATGGATTTTCTAAAAGAGATTGTAAAAGAAATCGGAGATGACTACACAAGACTCGCAGCAGACATCGACGACACAGAACAGTATGTGGACACGGGTTCGTACATTTTTAACGGACTTGTTTCAGGGTCTATATTTGGCGGTGTATCTGGGAATAAGATTACTGCCATTGCTGGGGAGTCTTCTACTGGCAAAACTTTCTTCAGTCTGGCAGTCGTCAAGAATTTCCTTGATTCTAATCCTGATGGTTATTGTCTATACTTTGACACTGAAGCCGCTGTTAACAAGAACCTTATCGCAAGTCGTGGGATCGACCTAGATCGTCTTGTTGTTGTCAATGTTGTTACAATTGAAGAGTTTAGGACCAAAGCACTGAAGGCAGTAGATATATATTTAAAAAAGTCCGAAGAGGATCGCAAACCTTGCATGTTTGTGCTAGACTCTTTGGGTATGCTTTCCACAGAGAAGGAGATTACTGACGCACTGAACGACAAACAAGTTCGTGACATGACCAAATCTCAACTGGTCAAAGGTGCGTTCCGTATGCTTACTCTCAAGTTGGGTCAAGCAAATATTCCAATGATCGTTACGAATCATACCTACGATGTTATCGGAGCTTATGTACCTACAAAGGAAATGGGAGGAGGCAGTGGCCTCAAGTATGCAGCAAGTACAATCATCTATCTCAGCAAAAAGAAAGAAAAGGATGGAACGGAAATCGTCGGAAACCTTATCAAGGCTAAGACTGCTAAGTCTCGTCTAAGTAAGGAAAACAAAGATGTTACGGTGCGTCTTTATTACGATGAGCGTGGTCTTGATCGATATTACGGTCTTCTTGAGTTGGGTGAACTGGGTGGTCTCTGGAAAAACGTTGCTGGACGTTATGAAATAGACGGCAAGAAAGTTTATGCCAAAGCGATCTACAAAGATCCTGAGACTTATTTTACTCCTGAAGTGATGGAGAAACTTGATGAAATTGCTATGAAGGAGTTTAGTTATGGAGAAAGTTGAGTTTCTAATCCTTAGAAACCTTTTATATAATGAGCAATATCTTAGAAAAGTAGTTCCATTCATCAAATCAGAATACTTTGAAGACTTCAATCAAAAGGTTGTCTTTGAAGAGATCTCATCTTTTGTGCAAGAATATAGTCAAGTTGCGACTAAAGAAGTTCTTTGCATTGAGATTGAGAAGCGTCAAGACATAAATGATTCATCCTTCAAAGAGATTACTAATCTAGTTTCTTCTTTGGAGGATGTTCCATCTGAGTTTCAATGGCTCTGTGATACTACTGAAAAGTGGTGTCGTGATCGTGCCATCTATTTGGCACTCATGGAATCTATTCATATTGCTGATGGTCAAGATCAAAAGAAGAATCGTGATGCTATCCCATCAATTCTCTCTGATGCTCTTGCGGTGTCTTTTGACACTCACATCGGTCACGACTACTTAGAGGACTATGAAGCAAGATACGAGTCCTATCACAGGAAGGAAGATCGTATTCCCTTCGATCTTGAATACCTGGACAAGATCACCAAGGGTGGTATTCCTAACAAGACTCTTAACATCGCTCTTGCGGGCACTGGTGTTGGTAAGTCTCTTTTTATGTGTCACTTTGCCAGTTCTGTTCTTCTTCAGGGTAAGAACGTTCTTTACATCACTTGTGAGATGGCTGAAGAAAAGATTGCGGAGAGGATTGATGCGAATCTCCTAAATGTTAATATCCAAGAGATTACTGATCTTCCTAAACAGATGTTTGAGAGTAAGGTGACAAACCTTGCACAAAAGACTCAAGGAACTCTTATAATCAAGGAATATCCAACTGCTTCTGCACACAGTGGACACTTTAAGTCACTTCTTAACGAACTTGCACTTAAGAAGTCATTTAGACCTGATATTATTTTCATTGATTACCTTAATATATGTGCTTCCGAAAGGTATCGCTCAGGTGGCACTGTCAATTCATATTCTTATATCAAAGCAATTGCAGAAGAACTTAGAGGACTGGCTGTTGAAGCAAACGTCCCTATCGTTTCTGCCACGCAGACCACTCGTTCTGGTTATGGTAGCTCTGATGTTGAGCTTACTGACACTAGCGAGTCCTTTGGTCTCCCTGCTACTGCTGATCTTATGTTTGCCCTTATTTCTACAGATGAGCTTGAGGAGTTGGGACAAATTATGGTGAAGCAGTTGAAGAATCGATATAACGATCTTAGTGTTTATAAGAGGTTTGTTCTTGGTATCGATCGTGCAAAGATGCGTCTGTATGATTGTGAACAGTCAGCACAGAATGATATTCTTGACAGCGGTCAGGATGAAGAGTATACTTATGAGGAAGCAAAACCTAAAAAATCATTTGAGGGATTTAAGTTTTGAACGGTTACTACTCTGTCTTTGATCCAGACGGTAAAAAGATCGCTGACTGTGGACAAGAAAGAGATGCAGTAAATCTCATTGGATCGAGAAATCGCACATGGGATGGACATTATTATCAGTTCAATCCTTTACCTGGCGATATCATCGATGTTTCTAATGGGAAACAACTGCCCACCCGTGACATCGTAGTCAACATGGACGGTGGTGTTGGTGGTAGTTGGAAACAAGTTGAATATATTGAGGTTGGTGGTCAAACAATTCCCACTCAACAAAACCTCCCCGAATCTGATTCTAAACCTATTGATTTAAAATGACTGTAGACACTGAAAAGTACCTTGAGTTTGTAGAAGGAGTGACCAGTGCTCCTAGCCTTGATTATCCTATTCTTGCTGCTCGTCTTAGTGAGTTGGAAGTGAACGGTACTAATGTTCCTCAACTCTTGACTGCTGCACTTGGTTTGACTGCTGAAGCAGGAGAGTTTACTGAAGTTGTGAAGAAGATCTTCCTGCAAGGTAAACCTTACACAGCAGATAATGTTTTTCACATGAAGCGTGAACTGGGTGACATCTGTTGGTATTTGGCACAGGCCTGCATGGCACTTGACACTACCTTTGATGAAGTCATCGAGATGAATGTTGAGAAACTGAAAGCACGCTACCCTGGTGGTGAGTTTGATGTTCACAAATCCGAAAATCGTAAGGAAGGTGATCTGTGAAAGATTTTAAAGTTCCATTTGCTATCGTATCTTTCCTGCTGGTTCAAGGTGCGGGTGCAGTATGGTGGTCCTCTCAAATTGATGGGAGGGTCAGAACTCTTGAGGCAGAGAGTCTAAATATCGCTAGAGAAAATCGTAGGTACATTGAGCAAGTAATTCAACCATCCTACGGAATCAGCAGTGCTTGGAAAAATCAATACCACGATGAGTGGGTTTTAAAAGGAGGATGGAA